ATCCTACTTCTACATTTCCACGATTTTGAATAGCAGCAAACAAACCTTCAGTTCCTGGCAATCCAGCAGCAGCGCTAGTTCCAGCTGCGATTTGATTAAGCTCACCTTCAATCATTGACATTTCTAAGTAATCTTCAAAACGTAAACGAGTTTCAGATTCAGCTTTTAAATACCACAAGAATCCAGATGTTCCGTCTTCAGTTGCAACTTCAACCCATCCAATTTGAGCCATATCAGAGCCAGATACAGTATATTGATCTCTAATAATGATTGGTGTGTTAGAAAATTGAGTTAATTGAGGTTCAACGCTTGTTCTAGCAGCAGAATTCCCAGCGCCAGTTCCAATTGTAGTTCCTTTTGTATAAGCAGAACCATACACAAATACTTTAAGCGAAGGAATTGCTCCTACAGCTCCTGCAGCAGCGAATCCGCTAGCAACAAGTCCAACCCCACTAAAAGGAGTTACTGTAAAGTTTCCACCAACACCTAATGCGCCAACGGCTGTTACTAAAGCTTTTACTTCTTGTCCATTTACAGGATTTAAAAGTACAACAGTATCATTTATAGATACTACGTTTTGAACGTCACCAGCCAAAGTAATAACGTTAGCAGCAGCAACATCAACCCCAATACCGTATCCTAAATAACTAATGTGTAATCTATTTTGTTCAGACCAAATTACTTGATCGGATGTCATTGGCATTTCAGCGCCAACCATTCTTAAGAATCCAGATAACGTACGGTTTCCGTAACGCTCTACTTCTTGTTCGTAAATTTCTGGTAAGTACTGCTGAGCAAACGTGTTAGTGTTTCCAGCTGCATTACTGTTAAATTGTAGGTAGTTAGTACTTAGCAATTGTTGTTGCTGAGAAGGGATTAAACTACCAAATTGAGGAGTTAAACTCATAATTGTTTGTTTTTTTAGTTAAATTTTTTTGTTTTAATTCTTAGTTTTGAAGAGTCATAACCGCTTATTGCTTTAACCTTGAGTCCGTTGACAAACACATCCCCTTGAGTAGACCTAGCTTTGGTACTACTTAAGTTTTTAGAATTGTTTACAACTTCTTTTACGGCATCCGCTTTTCCTTGCTCATAGAAATGAGCTGCGATTTTATCTACGTTGTCAGCAGCATACATAGCTTTGTGATAACCTTTCGTGTCTTTAACATTACCATCTGAGTCTAGGAACTTCCCGACAAGGTTGTTAATATTCGATTGGCTCTCTGCAACTTTATCACGATTCTGAATATTGTACTTATAGCTTTTTTCACCGACTTTAATATCGAAACCTTCGAAGTTGTCGTTGAAAAGCTCTTTAGTACTCTTCTTGAATTGTGCATGTTGTTGATCGGCTACTTCTTGCTGCTTGTTATATCGGTTGAAAAAGTCTGTAGCTTTTTGTTGGTCTTGAGTAACGCCCGGTCTCAACTTGATCTCGTCGTAATATTTACTCTTCGTCTCTTCCAAATAGCTTTTGGCTTTTGCAACTTCTTCTTTAAACGCAATTTTCTTTTTGCGCATATCTCTTTCTTCGTCAAGGTCTTCATCTACGATAAAATCCTCTAGAAGCATATCAATGTCTTCGCCTTCTAAATAAGGCTTTTCTTTTTTATAATACTCTTTTAATAATGTAACATCATCTACTTGAGAGTAATCGGCGTTAAGCCTAGTATAATCCTCTATTGTCCCACCTGTATCTTCCATAAAAGAAACTAGCTTTTCGATGTTCTCAGGTAAAGCTTTACCAAGAATTCTTTCGTCTTGTATTGCTTTTTCTACTTGAGCTTCAACTTTTTCAGTCTCTGTTACTTCTTTGATTGCAGAAAACCCTTCAACATCCTGGTTGGACTCTTGTACAGATTCTCCCACCTTTGCGCTATCTCCGGATGGTTCTTCCACAGATACTTCCTTTGTTTCTCCGATTTGAATGGCATCTTCTTCTTGTTTAGGTATTACTACTTTTGTAACTTCTGGCGGTAATTCAACCAAAGGTTCTTTAATGTTAACTTTAATAGGCTCATCGCTTACTGGTGTTAATTTTTTTGGGGTTTTCTTTTTAATTTTAAACTCACCTTCCTGCTTAACAGGTTCATTTACTTTTTCTTTTGACATAATAAAATATAATTAAATAATTGTTTACTTTCTACATGAAAGCTTGCATACCCCGATCGGGTTGGTTTTCGAAGTCTATAGGTAAACTATCGTTTTGCCTTTGACTTATAAGCTCACTCTGCTGTGAAGCTTCCATTTTGCTACGAGTATCTTTACGGTCCTCAATAGCATTTTCTTTTTGTTGCATGTTCTGAACCTCAAGCTGCTTTAGCTGCATGTCAAACTGAAACCTAGTTTGCATTTCCTGAGCTTTTAATTGAGCTGCAATCTCCATCCGTTGAATTTCCATTTGATTCTTGGATTGTTCAAACTGAACATTTGCACCCATTATAGCCTCTTGTTTCTGCACCTCAGCCATAGCTGTTTTCTCTGCAGTGTCTGCTTGTGATTGACCTTGAGCTGCAATATTGGCTTTTTGATTAGCTTGATCCTGCTTAGCTTTAGCTTTACGCTTTATCTTAAGCATTTGGTTTGCTAGCTTAAGATTTTTAATTTGTCTTAAATCAATAGCATCTTCAAGATCAATACCGCCTTGTTGTAATGCAACTTGTATATTTGCCTCTAACTGAGCTTGCTCTTCTTCGTCTGGTTCTAGCTCTAAAAATATACCAAAATCATGAAGATTTAAGTTTATAATCTCATCTAGTGTTTTTATATTAAACGTAGATATAGAATTTTGTAGAGCACTTCTAGTTAGTGGAAATTCTAAAGCGTCAGCTATTTTAAGCGCAACGTTTTCAGCTAGTTTAAGGGTTATATAAAGACCAGACTGATTGATATGTCTAGTTGCTACGTTAGATGCGTTAGCGGCCATCTTTTGAAGCCCTACTAATGAGTTCTTCTCCATAGCTGAACCATCTCTAGCTTCGTTAAGTCCTGTTACATCGCGAATCATCTGTAAGTAGTATTGATACGTTTGTATCAACGCGTTTATCTTAGCTTGACCGCTTGAGCTGTTAAGCTCTTGAATAGGTACTTTACCTGGATTCATATCACCGTCTTGAGTAAGTGATCGACCAACAATAGAACCTGTTTGAAAATACATATTTAATGCTTCTGCCGGGTTATAGTTAGTTCCATTACCAAGATCAACCTCCGCGAGTCCGTCCATATCTAAGTAAACACCGTCTGGTACCATTCTAGACAACACTTGTTGCAATTTTAAATGCGTTAGCTGAATCATATCAGCAAACCCAACACATTTACTAACTAGAGACTCAATACGCCCTTTGTACATTCTAGGCGCACATAAAGCGTAGTTCATTTCTACTTTAGTTGTATCAGCTGTAGGTCTAGACATATTTTCTGCTAATTCCCACTTAACCATTTCATTTGAGCCTAGCACTTTAGCTCCTGTATATAGAACTTCAATAGATCTTGAAACTCTTTCAAAGTTATCATTTTCTGGCGGATTAAATGAATCTGGCTTTTCTAAAGCTTTTAATAATCCTTGTGGAGTTTCTTTTATTTTAAATACTTGATTATGGTATGTTTTATAATCAAAGTATAAAACTTGAACTGTATTTTCGTCGTAATTACCCCAACCAGTTATATACTGACTATTACCTGGCATTTTTTGAATTCTTTCAAGCTCTTCTTTTGAGATGTTTGGAAATTCTTTTTTAAGCTCAGGTATTGTTATAGACTTTACTTCTCCTACATAGTACACATCGTCAAAGTTAGGATCTTCAGTGTAAGAGTAAACCACGTAAGCTGGATCTACATAATCAACTGTAATTCCTTCAGCTGTATTAAACCCAGTCTTAGCACACGCAATACCTAAAACAGTTAAATCCATGTTTAACCTTTTTCTAGTAAGGTCGTATTTGTTTTGGGCAAGCACAGATGCAATAGCTTCTTCTTCTGCTATTTCAATTGACTGCTTGTAGCTTAGTTGCATATGAAGCTCTAATTCGTCTTTAGATTCAGGCACAGTATCAACATTTGGTGTTTGATATAAATTAATACCTAATGTTTCTTGTAAATTATCTAAATACTCTTTAGAAACCATATCTTCATAAAGCATTGAAGCGTAGTCTGTTCTTTTCTTTATTGATTGAGGATCCTGAGCATACGCTTTAATATCGTAAGACTTTCCAGATATACCATTTACTACTATATCTACAAATTTAGATAAAATAGGTACTGGTTTCCAGTCTAAGTTTAAATAAGACAAGTCACCGTTTATAGATAATTCGTCTTTGTATTTTTGTATCGATTGCTCACCTCGAGCATATAATCTTAATTGGTGAAATTGATTCCAACTAGTTAAGTATCTATTACCACTAGTACGCCCTTGTCCAAACCATTCGTATTCGATAGCTTGACCAACTTGCGTCCCGTATTCCCAGCTTGCTTTCTCTGCATCGCTCACTACTTGACTAGGAAAAGCGCTATTGGTGTTAGTATATATACCCATTTAACTTATTATTTTTGATGTTGAACCTTTATTATCGTATTTTTTAAAACCTAAATCTACCGCTTGTGGTTTTTGTCTAGGAGCATTTGGTGCGTATCTATGTTTATTACAAGCCATTAAAGCTAGACCTGAACTAATAGACGCATCATGCTTTGTTCTATTATTAATATCAAACTTAGCCCAGTCTTCTAACGTTCTTTGGAAATATGTATCTCCATAACCCGTTTCTTTTAAACCCACAAAGTCGTTTATGTAAGTTTCTATAGCAGCGGCGTGTGCTTGTTTTATATCTTCACTTGAGTTAGGTATTCCGCCTAGCTCTCTTTCTGTCACAGACAGTTTGTTATATTTTCTATCAGGTCTGTTAATCGAGTAACCTCTATAGCCTCTTCTTTTAAAATAATACAATAGTCTAGGCTTATTGTTTTCAGCTAGTATAGGCATTCCGTAGAAAACACAAGCCATTAGAACGTCTTCAAAGAACATCTCAGCAGTTTGAGGCCGAGCTATATATTCTAAAAAAAACATATTCGGAGGTACATCCTCCATTGAAAACTTCGTTAAACCGTGGAGTGATCCTTTAGACCCTCTACCGTCCACAGTACCTGATATATCGTATGGATCACAACCAAATGCTCCACAATGTTCATTGCCAGGATGATTAGTACCATTTTTTATATATCTTTTATTTTGAAGATGTGCAGGTGGAACCCAAGTCACTAAAAATCTACCATCTTTATTTGGTACAAATATTACTTTAGTATCTTGCTTAGCATTCTCCCACTGAAAACTTCCTCTTGTTACTTTAATTGAGTTTTTAAGATCTTCGTTAAAATCTATTTGCTCGTATATTTTTGTAAGATTAAATAGAGATTGTTTTGATTCATCTCTAAACGCGTGCTTTGTTGTACGTGGAAACTGTCTGTAAAATTCATTTAAACTATCTTGATCAGACTTTAAACCTTCTACTTCATTGTCCCAATACTCTATTACACCTTGTGTTATTTTTGTTCCGTGTGGGTCTTCAATTCCTTCTTTTGGTGTGTTGAATACAGGAAAGCCATAAGAATCAATGTATCCTTCGTAGTTCCATTCCATAGGTATGAACAAAGAATAGAGTCCTGAGCGTGTCTGTCCATTGGCGTTTCTTTGTGTAACATCTGAATCATTGTAAAGTTTTTTAAAGTTTCCGCCGCCTTTGTCTAAAGCATTTGAGGTGCTACCCATCATACACTTGCCAATAACTCTAGAACCTAGTCTTAAACAAGTTCTGGTTACTCGCCAATTGTTTAATATATTTGTAGGTCTCTCCCACTTTCCACTCTCGTCGTGTACTAGTAGTTTTAGTTTTTCCCCATCGTAGGAGTTGTCGCCTGTATTCTTCCAGTCGATCGTTGTGTCAAGACCGGTAATCTCTTGTAGTTTTTCGTTGGAGTCAAGTTTTCTCCTGGTAAACTTCGAGGCGGGGACGCGATATGCAAGTTCGGTTTTTGGCCTGTCCATACCGTCTTGGATCGGCTTGAAGAAGAACGGGTAGTTGACCGAAATTGGTACGACCTTATCTGTGAACATTTTTTTTGCATCCGGACCAGATTTGGACAATATCCCAAACCGTGAATCCGTTGATATCGTTGCAAGGTTAACTGATTCAGCTGAGGACATAAACGAGAATCCGCTTCGACGGTTCTTAAGATAACACATACCGTAAGACCGTTTGTCGGCTTTGCAAGCTTCCCAGAAAATGTAGAATAATCTATTTGATTCCCTAAAGTCTGGTTGCCCGACATCAATTTTACTCCACTGCAAGTACATGTAGTTAGTACCAGTAATATAAGTAGGCTTGCCTTTGTTAATAAACCAAAAACCTTCTTCACGCCTTGTAAATTCTTTATCGATGTAATCATACCATTTTTCTTTAAAGTCTAACGGGTATTCTTCCCAATCAAACACAGATTTAATTTTACTTAATTCTTTTGGGTACTCAGTATAAGACCATCTGTCATTTTCAAATTCTACAGTATCTTTTTCTTTAGGTAAAGCTATTAAAAGATCTTGTATCTTATATATCTCACCTATTTCACCAGTTTTACTAATAACTATTAAATCGTGCTCAGCATTGTGCCCGTATTCCCATTTCTTATACCTATTCATTCTTTTAAGAACTTTAGGTTTTACGTGGTCTTTTACAACCGTATATAGAGTTTGCTCGTACATTATTTAGATCTTCCTTCAGCAAAACCTCTAAAAGATTTCTCTTCTTTTACTTCTGCAGGTTTTTCGTTTAATAATGCCTCTTCAGCTTCTAATCTACCTAGTATTTCAAACGCATCAAATATAGCTAGCTTTTTTGTAGCTGCAGCATTTTTCAATCTATCTGCCGTGATATCATCTCCTGAATCAACGATAGCTTCTTTAGCTACTTTGATCAACTCCTCAACTGCGACTTGCCCAGCTTGGATTATATTCAACTTCGTTTCCTTGGTATTCATATTTAATTACAATATCATTAGATTTCATACAATATAAACGCTTGCCATCAACTAAAAATTCCCATTCACCGTTAGGCGTGTAGCCTACTAAGTCTCCTGGGTTAATATCAAGTGCTTCTAAGGAGCTATTACCGTATTTTAATATACCAATAAGGCTTTGCTCTTTATCTAGCGTTAAAGACTGATTGTCTTTTATTGGGGTTATAAAGCAGCGGTCACCAAATGAGTGCCAACCTTCTTTATTTTTATATAGATAGATTTGATCTATCGCACAAAAATGTAAATCATCTTTGAACCAAGATCTACTTTTCTTTTTCTCTCCTTTCATGTCATAGAATACTCTAAACACGTTTTGGTGTATAACAATTATATCACCTATTTCAATACCCGTATTAAATGCCTTGGGTGTTTCTAAAACTCTAGCTAATCTATTTACAAATTTAAAATCCTCTATCTTTGTATTTACAATTAACTCTTTATCTCCAACCTTGACTTTATTACTGTATTTATCACCTAACGGCTCAACAATAAAATCGTAAAGGCTTCTCATCAATATTCTAAATCATATTCAACAGATATTGCCATGTTAGAATTAAATTTCTTCCATGGCATTACCTCGTTATTTTTTTTTATATGAATATTGTAAGAACTATCAGATTCGTCTAGAAGTATGTGTGAGATCTCGTGACCGCCATAAACTTGTTGACCTACAGAATAATGCATAGCATCATTTTTGTAATCTGAACCAATACTTATTTTTCTTACAATTGAAGACATTACTCAGCTACTTTAAGCTTAGATTCATCTTCAACCTCAGTGTACTCACCAGTTTTTAAGTCAATAGAAACAGTTCCATATTCTTTTTCTAGTTCAGCCTTAAACTCTTCAACAGTTTTGTTTACTTCAGCTACATCATGTAGTAGCGCGTGTTTTTGAGTTTCAATAACACCAATTTGATTTACTAATCCAATTAGTTTTTCTTGGTTTTCATTTGCAGTTTTTAACTGCTCTTCTGTAATTTTTGACATTTGATTTAATTTAATTGTTCATGTTAATATAGTTACTCTTCTTCTTCGCTATTTACAACAGGCGGTACTTCCGCTCCTCTTGGCCAACCAAGAAATGAATGTGCAGCTGCGTCACCTGGATATACTTCGTTAGCTCCAAAGTCGATTGTGTCTGTACTCATTATATCGTAAGCAAATCCTGGGTAATAAACTGGTGGAGTTATCTCGTGGCCGTCAGGTCCGTATGTTCCTGGCGTCTCTACGACTTTACCAATATACACCACACCTTTAGTTCCGTTTATATTTTGCATGGTAGTAACACCTTCTTCTGTTACCTCTTCCCATACGCCTTTGTTTATAAGTTCTACCTTGCCTTCCACTTGGCTATCAAAAACTGTTTTATATATATACATATTTTATATTGTTGTTAAACAAGTTAATTCTGCATCTGTAAGGGCTTCTTTAAAAACTGCCAAGCAGTTAGCTTTACCAAAGAAAGGACTGCTTGTTCCATTTGATGCTGCAAAATTAAGTACATTAAGAGTGTCGGCAGGGAAAGTTGAAGCGGAAGTGTCTGTATGGACTTTAACACCATTAAGGTAAAATTTTATATCGTTTTCCTTATAAGAAACTGCTAACTTATTAAAGTTTGTTGTTGTTTGACCACTCACAGTTTTCGCTGCTTGAGTAACACCCCCAACTCCAACAAAGAACTTTATTACTCCAACATCTGTTATGTAAATAATAATCCTATTGCTTGAAGCTCCATTACTAAGTGTAATATATCTAGTTAAAGTTTGTTCCGCTAAAGCCGCTACCTCTACATATAAAACACCCTCTGTTGAATTTATTAATGATGAATTACCAGCTCCAAATGCTGCATCTTTTAAACGTGTTACTGTGCTTCCGTTTGTTGGAATGTAAGAAGTAGGGTAAGATTGTTGTTCTAATTGTAAACCCCAAGCAAATATCCCGCTTGTGTTATCTCCAGTAAAAGAACCTAAAGAAGTAGAAGGTAAAGGGTAAATTACAACCGATGTCCTTGCTGATGTAGCTTTTATAGAACACCTATACCAACCATTACCAAAATCCTCTACTTTTGTTTCTGTATCTGACTGCTCAATAGTACCATTATTTAAATTTATAAGTGCTTTGTCTGAACTGCCAGATGAACCACTAGTTTCAAAAGATATTAAAGCATATTCGTACTCTGCTTTTTTTAAGAAAACAGAATAAACATTGTTTGTTGCAATTGTTAAACTCGAAAACGCAAAATAATGGTATGTACTAGTTGTATTATTTGGAATTAATTTATCTGCGGTATTTGTTCCATCTGGAGAAGAATTTGTATTTGATGTTAATAATAACCTATTTAAACTTCCTTGTGTTAAATCCTCACTATAAGTCAATAAGTTAGTACTCTGCGGCTCAAATAACCAG